TTATTGGATCAGCCAGATCTGCCATAGAACAAATAAGCAGACCAGCTATAACCGCCTCGTATTCAGCTTCATTATTTGTTCTTGGCCCAAGGCCTCTGGCAAATTGAGCTATTTTTTTTCTATTTCTATAAACCACAGCGGAACACGCTGCCTCACCAAATTTCTTTTGGCCTTGACCTCGTGATGCACCATCGCAAAAAACTTCTATATTCATTTAACACCGTTTTCAGTTTGTTTTAAGTAAAGAATATATGTCAAGAAGCATGTTTTCTATCTCTTGCCTGCTATATAGTTCTCTGTCTTGAGAAGATATTTCAAACAAAAAGTTTTCAATTTCTGACCTTAAATCAGCTATTTGCTCCTGAGTCAATTCTAATGTCATATTTTATTCCGTATTTTTTGGCGGTGTTAACAATATTTTTTTCTTGAGATTCTGAGGACACTTGTATGGTTTTACTCAACAAGTATCTATCGCCCTCATACTCTACTTGTATTGGAAAATTTAAATCATTTCTTTTAGAAGAATAAAACTCTTTAGATGATCCAACACTTTTATAGTAACCTATAAACATATATTATCCTTTTAGTATGTATTAAAAAAATCTGACTCCATAAATGAGCCCTTGTCTTCTCTAAATGAACAATCGCCTCACAAGTTACTAGAGCAAAATATTCATCCTCCGCAGCGTCCATAGCTGCAGCTTCTCTTTCTGCTTCATTCTTTCCTACGCGATTTGATTTGTAAACCTTTTTGTACTTCCCTTCCAAGATCTTGTATTGGGCTCTAGATATTCCGGCAAATCTTGCTGCTCTACCGTACACATTAGATGTTCTTGCTACAAGAGAAGCTATTTTTTCTATGCCCAAATCTACAACATCAGTTTCTGGAATTTCAATAAAGTATTTGTAAGAATTATTATTATCATTGTACGCATCTATAACCTCTTTCAATTGAGGCCCTAGAAATTGCTGCAGCATTTCTTGAAGTTTTTCAAGAGTTGAACTGTTCATTTATTCTCCATTTTTAATAGATAGTAAAGTTCTTCATACGAGAACTCGTCCTCTAGAAGTATTTGTTTTACTTTTTCCCTAACCTTAGAGAGGTGCTCTCTTACTGTATTGGGGTGCTCATTGACAATTTGTGAAATTTGACTCGATCTTTTACCATCGACATATCTCCATTTCAAAAGCTGCCTTTCCTGTATCGACAGTTTATCAAATGGACCTTCTACATTCTCTCCTAATACCCAGAATTCATCTATTCTATCAGTTGCCATCAATCTTTCCATACTATATTCTATTGGATCAGCCTTAAATCCAACAACATAATCTTCGTCGCTTTCGTCACTTGTAGCCTCGTCATCCAGCAAAGGGAATGTTTTTCTGCCTAACTGATCAATTAAAAATGTATCTACATTTTTCTTTAAGAGATAAAAAAAATAGCTATACAAAAATCCACTAAATGGTATTGGCCCTTTTGCTGAATCCTTCCTCTCATATCTTGCTACGCACTGAAAGAATGTCATGTAGACTGTTTGCCTAATATCTTCTTCGTCACCATATCTTTTTGTCATATAATGAATGCCCCGCATTGTTTCATTAACTATTTTTAAATTACTACTGCTTATTTTATTTTTCATGAGAGCAAATCTAGCAGAAGGCTCTTTTATAAAAAGAGAAACAAATCTTCTGATATCATAATCGTTTAAATTAAATTTTCCATAGTATAATAAAGAAATATATTTAGTCAAGAAATTACTAAAAACTTTCAACAATTCTTCTTGAGATTTTTGAGAACCCTTTTTGCTATCAGATATTAGTTTCTGCATTTCCTCTTCAGCTAAGGAATAGTACTGTTCTTTGTAGCTTGTCATTTTTTTCCTTCCCAGTGAACTATATACTCACTGTAATAATCCCTAAAGTCTTCATAAAAGATAATATTAGGAACCTCTAATTCTTTCATGAAGTTCTTTGCGTCGTTTGAATATTTACTTATTACGCAAGTAAAGTTTTCAAATTCATCTGGATAATATCTTTTAAATCTTTTTAATTTAATTTTACTTTTATCATCTAGGTAGCCCTTTATTTCTACCCAATCATGATTTCTATTCAAAAGAAAATCTGGTGTATAACCCCTGGTTCCCCTTTTGATTGGAAAAGAAAATACGGTAGGTTCAAATTCAAAATCAATTTTATAAATCTTCAATACCCTAACAAAATTTGCTTCCCAACTAGAACGAACATTCATGTCTATATCTTTTCTGTAACCAGTCTTGGTATACTGATATGCATTACCTTTTTTCCTGGAAATTACCGCATCGTTTTCAATAATCTCAGAATCAACAGATTTATTCCTAATATTTTTTAAGTTTGGATGTTTCTTGAAAGAAGATTTCTCCAAAAAAAACTGTTCTGGGTTGACAATCGGTATGTCCATTGTGTATCCTTTACGTATCAAGATAGTTCGTAGATAAATTATACACTATCCTGATAAAAAAATCAAAATAGGTTGGAAATCCAAAAGAAAGAGAGTATACTGTTCACCATGAACACACTAAAAACAATCATCAACAGCATCAATCAGACAATCAACGAAGAGATCATTGACGACATGACCAAGGTTCTTGGTGTCGACCATCAGTCGGCTGTCAAAATGGTAACTGAGTTTGAGGATTTCGACCTTTGGCTCTCTGCTGAGGAAAATCCTGTAACTGATTTCTGATAGTTGCTTTCCCAACAAAAAGGGCCGGGGGAAACCCCGGTCTTTTTTGTTATCCATTATTCTTTTTGTTCCTAAAAACACCTGTTGGGCAAGCTCCGCTTTTAGCGTGATCGCAGTATGAGCATATGCGCACATTGGATGTTGGCGTAAAGTTAGTGTCATTGATTATTTTAGTTATAGAACTAATCAATTTTAACTTTACATTTTCAATATCTTCACTAGTAAAAAGGTGACCTTTTTTCTTGCCAGATCTTAGATAGTGTAATTCTCCTGTTTTATAGTCTACAATATTAACTCGATCCCCAATAACATCCACCCTATCAATGAAACCAAGTATTCGATAGCATCCAATAATAAAATCAAATGCTAACTCTTTTTCATATATGTTAAACTTTTTATCGTAATATTCATCATAGAATTCCTGCAAGATGACAGATCCGACAGATATTAAATCTTTTGGTATATTATTATCTGGATCCCAAATGGGAATATTTTTATTATATTCCTGCTCTAACTCATTGATGTCTAGAGACTTGTCATTATCTAATACATTCTCTAGTACAGCATGAACTATGTTCCCTAGTACTGCGGGAGGATTAAATGCTCGTGGCTCCTTACAAATGTACGAATAAAAATATTTAGCGGGACACTGCTGATATGTATCTATTCTAGAATATGAGAAATCAACTAAAGCTAGCGTCTGCAAATCCGTTAGATCATTATAACTTTTAATTTTAATTAAACTCAAAGACAACTCCTAATTATTGTTCATTTGGGTCATAAATTAATTGACCATTTTGATCGAATTCTCTTCCTATTTCATCAATAGTATGACCAGTATTTTTATTGATATAGGCTCCCTGTCCAATTGGGATCCATCCAGTTTCACCTAATTCCATATGATCATCTTCTTCATAGGGCCACATTTTCCCCTCCTATAGAAACGGATACGTCGGTAATATCATCTGCATTTAAATAGTAATGCACAACAGTCAATAGATCTTTAAGGTCATTTTTTGTTAGATAAAAGCCGACACACGTGCATTGAATAAACAATCTATCGTCGTATCCATAAGTTGAATCAGAATACTCTGTTAGTTTTATATTTCCTTTTTGAACAACTGCGGGTAACATTTTCACTCCTCGTATATAGTTATTGGATTCCAGCTTGGGTCATCCAATTTTTCTCGCATATCTTTAACGTAAGAATCCCAATCTCTTTCATCTTCCGTTTTCTTTTCATATTTAACCTGACCCTTAAAAGGATTGGATTTAAATCTAGTTACAATCAATTTACCTTGTTGCGTTTTCCATCTAAGAACACCATTTTTACAATCGCAGAAATCTTCATTATCAACAGGTATTCTTAAATCCGGATCATATCTACCACTACACCCGTTGCACTTGGTATATCTACCTTTATCCTGGCATCTATTGCATGAAGGGCAGAAGGACCAGCACCACTTTTGTACTGGATTTACTGTTGGTCCAATACTAGACATTTTCTTTCTCCATTCTAATAATATTTTCAATAACAGATTGAACTTTTGATGACGTATTATTCTTAAACTTAAATATATATTTGTGATTACCATTAATCATTTGCATGAATACTGGTTTATCACCTTTTGTTGATTCAATTATATCATATATTTTTTCAATTAATGAGGGAGAAAAGTTTTCATCTATTTCCAGTATTATTGCCTTGCCACTGGAAAATATTTTTGAATCAACTTTTTCGGATGAATTATAGTACAGTTTAACTATTGAGTTTTCCTCATCGCCCTCTTTATTAACAGTTCCATTAACTATTAGGATGTCACCTTTTGCAAATGGGGAATCTCCTAGATTTTTTAAAGATTTTGGAAAAACGATAATTTCAATATCAGAAGATATGTCTTCCAATATTAATTTATACATTTTCATTCCCTTTTTTGTAACTATTGGCTTTACATCACCTAATATGCCACCAATTCTTACTTGAGTATTATTCGAAAGTTCTGATAAATCAAATATTTCACAGTCAATTTTTTTAGATAATATGTCCCATATTCCATTTACAGGGTGATCAGTAACATATATTCCTAATTCTTCTTTTTCTATTTCAAGTAACTTAATTTCTTCAATTCTATTTAGTTCGGTGATTTCTAGATTAAACAATTCATCTAGTGCACCAGCTTTGGCCAGGTGCTCTAATGTACTTTTCTTTAAAAGAGTTGCCCCACATCTTCTAAAGAAGTCGTGCATGTTATTATATGGATTTGACTGATCTATAACTGAAACTATATTTTCCGCTATTGAGTTACCTATGCCGTTAATTGCAGATAGCCCAAAAATAATAGAATTAGAATCTAAAACTTCAAAATCTATACCAGAGTAATTAATGGATGGAGGCAAAACATTTATACCCAATTTTCTGCAGTCTGCCAAATACAACGACTGCTTATCTTTATTTCCCACCACTGACGACATGAGCGCTGCCATGTATTCAACAGTGTAATTAGTTTTTAAGTATGCCGTAATATAACTAATCATTGCATAGCTTGCAGCGTGAGCTCTGTTGAAACCATAGCCACCGAAATATTCGATATCTGAAAATATTTTATTTGCTAATATTTCGGTTAAACCAGAATTTTCAATG